GTGGGTGGAAGACTACTGCAACACACGGCTCGGTGACGTGACGGCGGTCTGGCACCTGCCCGGCTTTGTGACGACGCAGGCACCCGTTGCCCCGGTTTCGGCAATCAGCAGCGTGACCTACGAAGACCAAAGCGGCACCACGCAGACGCTCGACACTAGTTACTATTGGTTCGACATAAAGCGCAAGCCAATGCGCATCACGTTTGAGAACTTCCCGCAGGTGTACGAGGACAGCTTCCTGCCTGTCCACGTCAACCTCACACTCGGATACGCTGAGGCCGACATCCCCAAGCCGCTCGTCCACGCGGTGCGGCTGATGGTCGCCCAGCTCTACGAAATGCGCCAGCCCGTGCAGGCATCGCAGACCTACGAGGTGCCGCTTGGCATCCACTCCATCGTTGCACCTTATCGCGTTATTACATGATTATCGGAAAAAGCGACCGACGCATCACCGTGCAACGGGCAACCGTGACGACCAACGGCTACGGCGAACCTGTGAGCAGTTGGGCAACGCTTATCACGATTTGGGCTGAGCTGCTCAAGCAGACAGGGCTTGCCGAACGCATTCAAAGCGACCAAGACAGCGCGACCAAGATGTTAAGCTTCAAGGTGCGCAGGTCGACCGATTCGCGCGGCGTCACCACCGACGACCGCATAACCTACGACGGCTTGACCTACGACATCCACGGCATCGAGGAAGTCGGCCGCACGGAACTGATATTTCACGGAACTCTCATTGATACGATTTACTGATGGCAACAAGAGGAACGCTTCGAATGGTTGGCGATACCCGCGGGTTTGTGGGCATCGGAACCAACGTGCAGTCGGTCATGAAGTCAATGCGCAAGTTCGTTTTGGAACTGGAGGACGACAAAGCGGTGCAGAAGATTCACCGCGGCGCGGGCAACATCGTTCGCCAAGAGATGCGCAGCAACATCAAGGACGCCGACCAAGTCATCAAGGTTCGGCGGAGCGGCAAGCGCCCGATGACACGCAACAGCAAGACGGGGCCGCCGATTGACATCCCGCCTGGCACACTCAAGCGCTCTGTTCACGTCTGGCGCATCCCACGCACGAATGACTTTTGGGTGGGTCCACGCGCTGGCTTCATGCAAGGCAAGGCAATTGCCGTAAACAAAGACGGCTGGTTTGCCAACATCGTCGAAGGTGACGACCAAATGTTTGGAAGCGGCACGCCAAACGCTGGTGTGTTTGAGCGGTCGGAGCGCCTTTCGCAGCCAGCCGCTGAACGCTACCTGATTGAGGGGTGGTCTGAACTGATTGACAAAGCGGCCAAAAAAGCACGGAACACATGAACGTCGGGAAAGCCATTTATTACCTGCTCGCAAACAACGCGAACGTCAGCGCCATCACCACGCGCATATACCCGGAGTTTGCGCCGCCCGATGCCACGACGCCATTCATCGCGTACACCATTTCGAACGTCCAGCCCGACGACACGCACGACGGCCCGGCAGAGATTGACGAGGTGCGCATGGACGTCATCTGCGTTGATGACACTTACAACGGAGCGGCCGACCTTGCCTCGGTTGTTCGCGTGGCACTCGACCGCGTTTACGGCACTTACAACACCGTCAACGTCGAGAGCATCCAGTTCACAGACGCCAACATCGAGGTACGCGACACGCCTCGGCAGTACGGCCAAGACCTGACCTTCATCGTCCGCGTCAAGCGCGACGACGTGCAGATTGCCACAGGCTCGCCGATTGAAGCGCTCAACCTTTGGCGGCTTGCTGATGTCGACGACGACATTGTCAACGCTTTGGACCGTCAGGCACTCGTCTACGACGAAGCCACTTCCCAGTGGATAGCTGACGGCGTCGGGCAGGTGGTTATCCCTGTGCGCAATCCAAGCCGCGACCCGATTGCAATCGGCACAGTGCTGAAGGCCACAGGCGCGCAGGGCGACCGCATCCTCGTTGCGCCATTTGAGCCAGCGACCGATGACATGAAGTATTTCGTCGGCATCACCTCCGAGACTCTTGCTGGCGAAGCGGACGGCCACGCGCAGGTGTACGGCGAACTGCGCAAGCTTGACACGGACGACTACGAGGTCGGCGATGTGCTGTACGCGGCGGCAGGCGGCACGCTCTCAACCATCGAGAACCAGTATCCGATTGCCATCGTCACGCGGAAGCAACAGAACACAGGCCGCATCTTCATCCGGATGTGGACGCCCGGCAAAGGTTACCATCAACGATACCGCACGCAGGCATCGGCCAAGATGTTCGTGGGCGTGGGTGCAACCGTGGAACTCTACTACACCGCAACGGCTGACGGCGACGGCTTCGTGACGCAAGACCTCACGGCAGCAGTCGGTGATGGCAACGTCGAGGAGCGCGTCCTGCGCTACAAGTCCGGCGCATTCGGTGACACCACGGTCTTGGACTACACCGACGCAGGGCTTGCGACCGATGCGACCTACGCCGAGATGCTGACCGCATTCAACAACTTGCTGGCAACAGAGGGCGCGCCCATCACCATTTACGCCACGCGGACGGAGGTTGCAGGTCGGAGCGGTTTGCTTGCAGACTACCCCGGTGCAGCTGCGGCCTACTCGCTCCGATTGCTCGACACGGATTACACAGGCTCGGCCGTTCGCGTCCGTCGCGCATCCGACAACGCCGAGCAGGACATTGGCTTCGATGGAAACGGCGACCTTGACACGACGGCGCTCGCCACGTTCTGCTCAGGCACCGACGGCTTTGTCAAAACTTGGTACGACCAAAGCGGGAACGCGAACGACGCGACGCAGACGACGACGGGAAGTCAGCCAAAGATTTACGACAGCGCGACGGGCGTTGTTGTGATTGGCGGCAATCCAGCTGTACTATTTGATGGGGTTGATGACGAGTTTATCGTAAGTCACAACGACCTTATAAATCAAAACCGCCTCGACTATTTCGCTCACTATCAAACGTCAGACAACGCATTCATAATGTTCACAGATTACCCAAGTAGATATGCTTGGGCGGTTCGCGACGCCAGCACAGACACTTTTATAACAACAATTTCACCAGCGCCTGATTTGTATATTAATGGCTCTCAGGTTGTAATTGACATAGGCGTTACAACGCGAGACGATTTGCACACCGAAATAGTAACGAACGGCGCGTCAGCTGCATCAGGGGCGTTGGAATCTACAATTGGCGCAAATACAACGTCATGGGGAACATTTGGAATTTCAGCATACATCAGCATCAGAAGATTTTCTGGAAAATTTACTGAACTTGTTTTTTATAAATCCGCCCAAGACGATTACCGCGCAGGCATCGAGTCCAACATCAACGACTATTACAGCATCTACCCATGAACGGCTACATCATCGTCTTACCTGTCGGCCTCCTGAGCAGCGAGGCACGCGCCAAGGCAATCACGCGGGAGCTGTACAACATCACGGTGCCAGTGGCGGTTCAGGAGGAATACCAAAAGGACGCCACGGTGTTCGGCGTGGTGGTGCATCCTGACGGCGTGCAGCACGCGCTCCAAGTTAACACCGACTACGTCATTCCAGTCCACGAGCAGGCCAACCTTGAGAAGCTCGTGGCGATGTTCCCCGACCTGACCGACCAAGAACGCGTCACGTTGCAAGGGTACATCCACACCAACGACAAGTTTCCGTTTGGCCACATCGTGCCAAGCACCACGACCGTCCGCACGCAGGAAGAGATGCAGGCGCTCGGTTGGTTCCCTGAAGACATCGAGCCATGAAAGTCCTGAAGTTCACCGCGCTGTTTTGTCTGGCGCTCATCAGCTACCCCATCGGCATCGTGTACGGCCTCATCGTGCGTATCTTCGAGTGGACGGCTATGTTGCTGACGGCAGACGTCGCTCGCATCCTCATCGGCATCTACTCGGTCGGGATCAAGATGTCCTCAGTCCTCAACGCAGTGGCGGCCGCTTGGCTTGGCGCTTGGCTCACGATGCCGGGCTATGATTTAAAGTTCGGCGAGTACTATCCAGTGAGTGCAGTCATCGGCAAAGCGCACCGCGACGGCCAGTTGACCAAGGTCGGCAGGTGGGTCAGGGCACAGCTTGAGTTCATAGATTCCGGTCACTGCGAGCGGGCGGCACAGCGTCACGGCCTAATTTGAAAGTGTGTAAATTGCAGGCATGAAGGTCACATTGCATAAAGCGTACAAGCACGGCAACAAGCACTGGAAAGCAGGTGATGAGCCAACCGTAACCAATGAACTGGCTGCCAAGATGAAGAAAGCCGGAGTGCTTGACCCGCCGAAGCCAAAGGCCAAAAAAGAGGAATCAACTACTGAAGAACAATAATCATGGGAGTATTTAACGGCACCCTGCTCGGCGTATATGTGGAAGGCACACTCGTCGCAGCTGCTCAAGATGTGAGCGTATCAATGTCAGTCGAGACGATTGACGTAACCACCAAGGATAGCAGCGGCTACCGGGAACTGCTCGGCGGTTTGCGTACTGCCTCGTTCAGCGTTAGCGGCCTCGTGGACTACACGGAAGCCACTAACGAAAGCACGGCAGACCTTACTACGACCTTGCTTGCTCGTACGGCTGTGACGCTGAAGTTCAGCACGGAAGCCACAGGCGACCAAAGCATATCGGCAGAAGCCATCTGCACTAGCCTCGAATTGTCAGCGGGAACTGAGGATACAGCGACTTATTCTGCTACCTTTGAGGCTACAGGCACAGTAACGCCTGCAACGATTTAATGATAAACATAAACGGCAAAGACTATCCGATGCGCTACACGTTGGGCGCATTGACCAAGTTTGAGAAGCGCGCAAAGGTCAACGTGTTTGGCCTCAGCGACCCGTCGAAGCTGTCGGCTGAAGCGTGCGCGTGGCTTATCTACGTCGGGATCGAGGCTGGCTGCAAAGCCGACAACGAAGAACTCGACCTCAGCATCAACGAAGTGATGGACAGCGTCGATTTGTCGCACGTCACCATTGCCTTCGAGGAGTTGGGTGCGGGCGAAAAAAAAGCGTAGACGATAGCGAGCCGTTAGGTTGGAACGAAATGATAGAGGTGGGGATGGGTCAACTTGGCCTGTCCCCATCTTCGTTTTACGCCATGACGTTGGACGAACTGACGCTAGCCATCAAAGGATGGAACAAGCGCGAGGAGATTCGCGAGCGGTTTGAGTGGGAACGCACCCGGTGGCTTGGGATGATCAGCCTGCAACCGCATCTCCGCAAGGGTCGTAAATTGAAGCCGAAAGATTTGGCGGTCTTCCCATGGGAGAAGTCAGTGAAACCCAACCAAAAGGAACGACTCACCAGGGACGAGTTGTTTGACGAAATACAAATGAGAGACGGATGGCAAAGCTAAAAGACCTCGTTGTTGCGATAGGCGCCAACACCACCGACTTCGACAAGAAGCTCGGGAAGTCGATGCACAAAATCAAGGCGTTCGGCAAGAACACCAAGCGCCTCGGTAAAGATTTGTCGATGAGCCTGACCGCGCCGATTGCCGCGCTCGGCTTCACGGCTGTCAAGGCATTTCAACAGCAGGCCAAGGCCATCGCTCAGGTCGAGGCTGGCCTCAAGTCTACAGGCGCATCTGTCGGCTTCACGTCGCAGCAGCTTCAGCAGATGGCGAGCGACCTGCAAAGCAAGACGCTGTTTGGTGACGAGCAAATCCTGCAGGACGCAACGGCGCAGTTGCTCACGTTCACCAACATCACGGGCGAGCAGTTTGCGCGCACCCAGCAAGCGGCGCTCGACCTTGCCACGCGATTGGACGGCGACCTCAAAGGCGCGTCGATTCAGTTGGGCAAGGCGTTGAACGATCCCGTGGCCAACCTGTCTGCGCTCTCGCGTTCCGGCATCCAGTTCAGCGACGAGCAGAAGGAAGTTATCAAGTCAATGGCCGAAACCGGGCGACTTGCTGAGGCGCAGACGCTCATCCTTGACGAGCTGAATAAACAGTACGGGGGTTCGGCCGAAGCCGCGGCGGCTGCAGACGGTGGTTTCACACAACTGGCTAATGCCTTTGGCGATTTGCAAGAGCAGTTCGGTAAGATAATGGTCGAGGTGCTGAAGCCAGTCATTGACTACCTCAGAGACTTGATTGAACGCTTTCAGGATATGTCGCCTGAGATGAAGAAGGCCATCGTCACGTTCACGCTTGTGGCCGCTGCTGTTGGCCCGCTTATTTTTGTCACTGGCCAACTCGTTCAGTCGATGTACGCGATTAAGATGGCTGCGCTGGCAATGACTGGCCCCGTTGGTTTGGTGGTTGCGGGCATTGGTTTATTTGCTGGCGCAGTGTCTCTTTACATGTCATCCGCAAAGGACGCAGACGAAGAGGTCGAGAAGCTGAAGAAAGGCATCGAGGGGCTGAACGACGCAGAGGCCAAGCGATTCGAGGAGAACCGCCTGCGCGAACTGACCAAGGAATTGGAGGAGGAGCGCAAGACTTACGAGGCACTCAAGAATCAAGTCCTGACGGGCGACGCGGTAGAGCGGCGCGTACATCAACAATCCGTCGAGCGCCATCGCATGAAGATTGACGGCTTGCAGGAGAGCATCGGTGCAATCAAGCAAGAGATTGACAACAAGGAATGGGCGGCAATGGCCGACGAACGGCTGGCTGCATTGGCTCAGGAGCGGGCAAAGGCAGAGAGCGATGTCGCCGACCAAATCGAAAGGCAGAACGCAGCCAAAGACAAAACCAAAAGCCTTGGTTTTCTGTTTGGTCAGCTTGAGGAAACGTCGGCACAAGTGCAAACCGATGCGGGAATGGCGAGAGCAGATGCACGCGGCGGCAAAGAGTCATCGCTTGGCTTCTTGTTTGGTCAGCTTGAGGCGCAGTCGATGGAAGTTTCGCTGCAGCAAGCAACAGACGCGCACGCTGAGGCAGTCGATGCTATGAGGGTCAAGCAAGAACAATTCAAGGGCAGCGTTCAGCAGATGGCTGGTACATTGCAAAGTTCGTTCAGCAACTTGTTCCGTGGGTTGATGGATGGCACGCAATCCTTCGGAGAGTTCATGAAGCAGATACTGATGGATTTGCTGGTTCAGCTCGCGTCGATGGCTGCTGCGTTCCTTGTCATCAGCGCGCTCATTCC